GACTGATGTCAACTCCACTTTTCCGCGTCATCACCAACGAAATCTTCCGCGTTCCGGCGCGCCGCCAGCGCAAGCCCGCGGTTAAGCCGTCCGACATCCCGACCCTGAAAGACTATACCGCCCGCCTGGTGGATCAGAAATGGCTGCGTCTCGCGGCACGGAGGTCGCATGGCTAAGTTACCGCGCCGAAAGTGCGCCCATAAAGCTTGTCGCCAGTGGTTCCACCCGTTCCGCGAAGGGCAGGTGGTCTGCTCATTCGAGTGCGCCAGCGCGATCGGCAAAGAACAGACCGCAAAAGCCCGTGAAGCCGCTAAGCAGAAGGAAGCGCAGCGTCAGCGCACCGAAGAGAAGGCAGGACGCCAGCGTCGCAAGGCCAAGCGCGAGTCATTTAAGACTAAAGCCCAGTGGGACAAAGAGGCTCAATCGGCCTTCAACCGCTACATCCGGATCCGGGACGAGGGGAAAGAATGCGTCAGCTGCGGAAATCCACTCCTCGGCAAAAGCAATTACCTGACTGGCAGCGCCATTGATGCCAGCCATTACCGTTCGCGCGGCGCTGCATCACACCTCAAATTCAACGTGTTTAACGTCCACTCAGCCTGCACCCGGTGCAATCGTCAATTGAGCGGTAATGCCGTCGAGTATCGCATTCGGCTGATTGAGCGTATTGGCCGGGAGCATGTAGAGCGCCTTGAATCTGATAACGAGCCGCGCCGGTTCGATATCCCATACCTGCAGCGCATCAAATCCGTTTTCACACGTAAAGCCCGAGCGCTGGAAAAACGCCGGGCCCGCCGACAGGAGGTCGCATGAATCACAACGACTTCCTGCGATACCAGGCTGAAAGCGTCAACCGCGCCAACCTACCGCCAGTAGCAAAGCACAGCCAGACCAAAACCAATCAGCCACATAAGGAAGCCGCATGAACAGTCAGCAACTGGAATACGTACGTCAGCAGCTCATTGTGGCGACCGCAGATTTGAGCGGGGCGACGAAAGGGCAGCTGGTAGCTTTCGCTGAGAACGCGCAATTCACCGCGACGGCTCGCAGTCGGGGACGGAAGAAAATCACCGACCCGGTCACCGGCCGGAAAGTTAACCCTGATGGCCCGGCGATGAGCGGCAGCCAGTCGCGCGCTAAGGGCTCATCCATAGCACTGGTGGGGCCGGTTGAGTTCGTGACCGCATCGTGGCGCCGAGCCGTGCTGTCGCTGGAAGACCATCAGAAAGCATGGCTGCTGTGGAACTACAGCGAGAATACGCGCTTCGAGCACCAGGTGGCGATAACCCAGTGGGCGTGGGCCGAGTTCCGAGAGCAGATCGGAGCGAAGAAGGTGGCAGGCAAGACGATGGAACGCCTCAAGAAGCTTATCTGGCTGGCGGCGCAGGACGTCAAAGCGGAGCTGGCGGGTAAGGATGTGTATCAGCACCAGGACCTGGCGGCTCTGTGCGGCGTTAAGCCTGATAACTGGTGCCATAACTACGCCGACTACTGGCGGGCCATGTGTACCATCTTTAAGCGGCTTGATGGCGATTCTCTTCTCTGCACTGTGAGAACACGATCACAACAAAAGTCGACTTTTTCGCAGCAGGGTATTGCAAAAGTCAATTAAATAAGCCATATTTGAGTCTACTTTGATATGCTGCCTAAATTACATCGGCGGCATGAAGATGATAGTCACTATCCAGTTTGTAAAATGAGCCCTGGCATCCCGCCGGGGCTTTTTCGTTTCTGCACAACAGGAAAGAGCATTGAACAAGGCGAAATCCGGAAGACGCGACTAATGCCATCCGGGCGTCCAGTGCTCTATCCGTTGTGGTGTAACTCAATTCCCGCTTGCGGGTTGAATGGGTAGAGTAACGCATCAACTGGATCACTCCAGCGGGTTAGGCATGATGCTGATGCCGGTCCCGAGTATCGGTTCGAGTCCGATCGCCACATACTAAACCCAGCCAGGGTATTTACGGCCAGAGAGCCGACATTGCCTTACCCTCATCTTCCCGGCCTGTCGCCGGGTTTTTTATTCAGGCCGCAGACAATCAATTCCAGATGCCACGTAGCTATCGTGTCTGACGGCCTTTTCCCAACTACCACACAGCACCCCGGACCCGGAGGTGTGGAATGCAACGTATGAACCCAACAAATGGACACGATCTGCCGTACTGGTGGTCGGCGGCCTTGGGCCTGTTCTCTTTGCTTAGCCTGCAGGATTACGTGTTTATTATCGGCGCGCTGGTATCAGCGTTCTTCACGATAAAAACCTATTACGCAAAACGGAAAGAAGAGCGTGAGCGTATGGCTGAGGAAAGGAAACGAACCCAGCTGCTGGAAAACTACTTATCTGATGTAGGTAAAAAACCTCACTCCGATCGTCCGGCTACCGCCGAGGTGGTTACGGAGGCAATGCGGAGAATTTCCGGTGGCACAGTTGAGACTGAGTAAGAAAAGCGGCGCGGCGGGCATTGTCTGCTCCGTAGGAACGATCATCGCCATTGTCATGAATGCGGGCCATGTCAGGACTAACGAGCGCGGGCTGGAGTTAATCGGCAACGCTGAATCTTGCCGACGCGATCCGTATGTGTGCCCGGCAGGTGTGCTGACTGACGGTATGGGTAATACGCACGGCGTGAAGCTCGGCACCGTTAAGTCCGACCAGCAGATCGCAGCCGAGTGGGAGCGCAACATCCTTGATGCTGAGTCCTGCGTTAATCGGTACGCCAATGGCAAAAATCTCAGCGACGATACCTTTTCTGCAGTAACGTCAATTACCTTTAACGTCGGATGCCCAACGATGAAGCAGTCGACAATGTTTGCATTATTTCGCGAGAATAAATCGGCGTGGACATCAGCCTGTAATCAGTTCCCTCGCTGGGTGTATGCAGGGAAGACTATTCTTCTAGGTCTTGTTAAACGGCGCGACGCAGAGAAACAGCTCTGCTTGGATGGTCTGAAATGATCACACTTGCCGATATCAAAGCCTCATGGCGCCTGATACTGCTTGTCGCCGTCATTTCGGTAGTCGCCGTGCTGTGTGTCCTGTTGGCAAACAGCCGCTCTGACGTTGCTACGCTGAAGAGTGATAACGACGTTCTGCGCAGTGACAACACCTTGCAGGGGACGGTTATTGCTGCTCAGGCTTTCAACTTCAACCGGTTTAACCAGGTGGCCGAGAACGCCAGCCGACTTAACTCTCTGATTGATGCCAGCTCTGATAAAACTGTTATCGAGTACCGGGAGATTCTCCGCCGTGAAAAAACCTGTGATCTGCCTGTTCCTGCTGATGTCGCTGGTGGGCTGCTCAGCTACGCGAACAGTTTACGTGCCAGCGCAATGCACACCGATTCCGGGGACGCTGACGCAGCCGGTGATAGCGCCACTACCACCAGCACGCTGACGTATTGCCAGGCTGTTCTCTGGATCAAGCCGCTGCTGGCCGCTATCGAAAAAGCGAATAACCAGCTGGCAGGAATACGTGAATTAGAAGTGGTAAGAAGTACTAGTTCTCGCAACATTAATTCTGAGTAGGGTAATGTAACGACTAAAGATTCATAATTAGCAAAAAAACATTAAATTCTATGATTTGTGTTGTTTGATTTTGTTTTTTGTGGTAATGAAGGTGAGGTCTTCAAACTCGAAGAGAACAATATGGATAACATAAAAAAAAGAGTAGATGATGCGATTTTCATGATTGAAAACGGTCGTTATGAAGGAGCCTTAACATTATTGTTAACAGCTATTGATGCATCTTCAAGAAAAATTTATCCCCCCGGTACTAAGTCTTTCATTAACCCTAAAAAAGAAATTCCCAATGGCGAACGCTTTACCAGGTTTCTGTTAGTACGGTTGCACCAGATTTTTGGGTGGCTGCATCCTGAAGAAATATACTATCAGCCACAATTACCAGAAATGGTGCAAGGTGAACAATCACCAGCGCAAATAATATATAAGGCATTTCGCTGTAATGACATTCATGAAGGTGGTGTGCCAGAGGAATATAGGTATGTTTTTGATGGTAATGTTCAAAATCAGTATGCTATGGAGTTTAAAAATGGAGAGGTAAGGTTTTCTTCTGGTTTTTTGAAGATGCTTATTGATGTAATAACATTGGCACCATGCAATGGCAGGGAATTTGGCTTTGAGCACTTTAAATTAATGACTGAGGATGGTTTTATTAACGAAAATTATTATAAAGTTTTTGAGGAACGCTACAATTTAACTCCTGGAAGAGTAAATATGCTCATTGTTTTAGCTGAAGAGGCCGGTCCGGCTGCAACGTTGCTTAATGATGATGAATACGCCGCATTACTCTCTGAGAAAGTGGAGCAGAACCACAATGGTGGTTTTAAAAATGGACTAGCAATATCAAAAACAGCTCAACCAATATTTACTTATGAGGCTGGTATTACTCTTTATGGTGTGTCAATTATACGGGATATTATTTCTGGTTTAATATTCAAAGATCTCACAGCATGACCCTTTTCCTGATGATGTTTGTTGAGAGTAATTGCATTTTGAGATGCAATAAAATATGAGGGAGGTAAATGAATATTTCAAGTTCATTAGTCCCCAATGCAATCGGCTGATTTATGGTTGTTGAAGTAATTATCCGCCGTAAAATTTATAAAATCCTGTATTTACATTACAGAAGCTCTTCACTGATGGGCTTCGATAATGGTGCACCTTGCGACGCGCCAAAAAAATTAAGCCTTGTGGAAGTTTTCCTTGGCTTCATTAATAAGATCGGAAGCGATTCTATGGCTGTTGGGGTGCGAGTTGCCAATAAGCTTCTTAACCGTATCTTCTAACTCAAGTAGCGCACCGTTGCTTCCAGCTGCTCTTGCCAAGTGAGTCAGCATAGCTACCAAAATTGCTTCATGGGCGACAGCATGCTGTTCATTGGTTGTTTCTACACGTAGCGGGCTTCCAGATGAACGTAAGCTTGATAGGTTAAAAGAAGACATTTTACCTCCTGTTAATAATGGGGAAATCAACTGCCATAAAGGTATATCACGATGTCCGATATCTACCAAATCATGCTAACCACCCAGACAGGCGAAACCTTCACGGGCAAGATGTCACGACGTCAGCCTGAGCTTGTTAACGGCTTTGTGCCGCTGGCGACGGAAACGGGAGAGTGGCTGTATTTCGCTCCGGCCGATGTGAAGCGCGTGCAGTTCACCCCGATATCAGTAGTTGAAGATGGGGCTGCGGAATAGGCATGGCATCTCCGATTGGAGATTTACGAGTCCAAGGTAATGCCATGCTGGTCACTTAGTTGCTTAGACCTTCTTATATGAGATAGATCGTCCAAATGGGGGATATGTAGAAGTTGAATCTTCAATTTCATAAGTAGCTACAACATTTCCCGCAGCGTCTAACTCACGATAAAGATATTCGTCTGTATCCTGGCCTTTTCGGGCTCCTTTCCAGTTAGAAGAGACAAGCTCTAAGGTGTGATCGTCTGGGATACCGATTTTCTGTTTGTATTCATCACTCATGTGAAGTCCTTATAGGTTAATTATGGCACTCACCGACAAGCAAGAAATGTTCTGTCGCGAGTACCTCATCGATTTAAACGCCACGCAAGCGGCTATTCGGGCGGGGTACAGCGCAAAGACAGCTAACCGCACCGCGTCCGAAAACCTGTCAAAACCTGACATCCAGTCCAGAATTGCCGAACTTAAAGCGCAACGCAATGATCTAGTTGGCATAAATGCGACATACGTCCTGAATCGTCTCGTTGAGATAGACCAGATGGACGTGCTGGACATCCTGACCTCGACCGGAGAGTTGAAGCCGGTGTCTCAGTGGCCGAAGGTCTGGAGGACGACATTATCCGGGCTGGATGTCGTCGAGATGTCAGTCGAGGGAAACACCGCCGCACTGCTCAAGAAGATTAAGTGGCCTGATAAGGTTAAGAACCTCGAACTGATTGGTAAGCACATCGATGTCCAGGCGTTCCGTGAGCAGGTGAAAACTGAACATGTTGTCGATTCAATTTCAGACCTGATGGATTCTTTGTCTCAGGGGGCGTAATGAAACCTGAGCACCTCACGCTGCTGGCCGACAAAGACTGGCGGCTGAACAATCTTTACTGGATCACCGACAAAGAGGGGAAGCCAACGCGCTTCAGGATGACGCCTGAGCAGCGGGAATACTTCGAGGGGATCCACACCCGCAACATCATACTGAAAGCTCGCCAGCTCGGCTTCACAACTGAGGTGTGCATCATCCAGCTCGACGCGGCCCTGTTTGAGTCGGCGAAGTGCGCGCTGATTGCTCATACGCTGAATGACGCAAAGCGCCTGTTCCGCGAAAAGGTGAAGTACGCATACGACAAGTTGCCACCAGAGATAAAGGCGGCCAACCCGGCCAGTAACGACTCTTCCGGCGAGCTCGTCTTCAAGAAGGGCGGTTCACTATACGTCAGCACGTCGTTTCGTGGCGGTACGCTGCGTTACCTGCACGTTTCCGAGTTCGGGAAGATATGCGCCAAGTATCCAGACAAAGCCCGTGAGATCGTCACTGGTGCGTTTGAGGCGGTATCTACCGGATGCTTCGCTACTATCGAGAGCACAGCAGAGGGCCGGGCGGGTTACTTTTTCGATTACTGCCAGACGGCAGAGAAAGCACTGTTGCAGGGTAAGCCCTTATCCGCACTGGACTGGAAGTTTTTCTTCTTCTCCTGGTGGAAGAACCCACAGTACGCAATCGATCCGGTTGAATCTCTGCCGGTGCGCCTGCTTGAGTACTTCGCTGAGATGGAAGCGAAGCACGGCGTAGTCGTCAACGAACGCCAGAAAGCCTGGTATTACGCCAAAGAGAAAACGCTCGGCGATGACATGAAGCGCGAGTACCCGACCATTCCGGCCGAGGCGTTCCAGCAGTCGGTCGAGGGCGCGTACTACGCCAAGCAGTTCCGCTGGCTTTACACCAACAAGCGGATCGGGCAAATCCCGGACAACTCGCACCTCCCGGTTCATACGTTCTGGGATATTGGCGTGGGCGACTCCACGGCCATCTGGTTCGTTCGCGAGGTTGGAGAAGAGTTCCACATCATCGACTACTACGAAAACTCCGGCGAAGGCCTGAGGCACTACATGAAGGTGCTGAAAGACCGTGGCTATGAGTACGGCGAGCACTGGGGTCCGCACGACATCGAGAACCGCGAATTCGGTGCCGACGCAAAATCGCGCAAAGAGCTTGCGCAGGAAGGCTATGAAATTGACGGCCAGGTGTACTCGATGACATTCAACGTTGTGCCTAAAACTGGCGTCGATACCGGCATTGAGTCGGTGCGTGAAATCCTACCGTCCTGTGTATTCGATGAAGAGAAATGCGCTGAAGGCATTTCCCACCTTGAGGGCTATCGCAAGGAGTGGGATGACAAGCGCGGCTGCTGGAAAGATAAGCCACTTCATGACTTCACATCACACGGCGCCGATGGCTTCCGCTACTTTGCGGTAGCGAAGAATAACCATAAACAGGTTGGTGCTATCTTCTTCACATAAGGAAAACTCAGTGAGTAACACTACAGAAATGCAAGTCCTCGCTGGGCTCATTGTGAACAGCCTTAACGAGGTTGGGCGCGCGCGCCAGTTGTATGCGTCAGGGCTTGGGAAGTCCGGTAACACGAAGCGTCACCATCTGTGGTGCGAATTTGGTTACCCGGAGCGACTCGACTTCGACCACTTCTACAACATGTATGAGCGTAACGGCGCGGCGTTCGGCGCGGTGCATAAGTTGCTCGATGCATGCTGGACTGATACCCCAGTGATCGTCGACGGCGATGAGACGAAGAAGTCGAAGAAGTCGACGCCGTGGGAAAAGAAAGTCACCAAGCTCATGAAGAAGCATTGGGCGAAAGTGAAGGATGCAGATCGGCGCAACCTGGTCGGGCATTACTCAGCACTTATCCTCCAGTTTGCAGACAGCAAGGAGTGGTGGGAGCCTGTCGACCGCAACGTGATGCGTAATTCTCGCGAGCGCGGCCTGGTCAAGATGATCCCCGCATGGGAAGCGCAGGTTAAACCCGGTGAGCTTGAGCAGGACCAAAAGTCTCCAGACTACGGCATGCCGAAGTTTTACTATTTCCAGGAACAGCAAGTCGGCGATAACGGAAATATTTCCGGGCCGATGCGGTCTATTAAGATCCACCCTGAGCGCATCATCATGTTTTGCGAAGGGTCAGAAGACGAGACTTCGCTGGCCGGCATTCCTTTCTTGCGTGCTGGTTATAACGATCTGCTCGACATGGCAAAGACCTCCGGTGGTAGTGCCGAGGGCTTCCTGAAAAACGCCAGCAGGCAGCTCGGCATTAACATGTCGAAGGATACAAACCTCAAGACCATTATCGACGAGGCGAAGAAAGCTGGTTACTCAGGACTGGCTGAGGCGCTGAACGCCGCCATCCAGAAACTGAACTCAGGTACTGACTCGGCACTGGTTACTCAGGACGGAGAGGCTAAGGTTCTGTCTGTGGCTGCTGCCGACCCGAGCCCTACATGGACGGTCAGTGCAAATCAGTTCTCTTCATCCGTACAGATACCTTTCACCATTACTTTTGGTCAGCAAACGGGCCGTCTGGCCTCCGATCAAGATAAGAATGACTTTGCTAAGCGTTGTAATGGACGTCGTGCTGGATTCCAGACTGGCCGTGTAACCGCTGTTATCGAACGCCTATGGACCGTGGAAGTTATCGAACCACCTAAATCTGGCGAAATCACGTTAACCTGGTCTGATCTGCTCGCTCCAAGTGAGAAAGAGAAGATTGCCAACATGAAGGAAATGGCTGCGGTTGCGAAGGATACCCAGCAAGCCTACGGCACACCGGCTGTTGATGAGAACGAGGTCAGGGAAGCGGGAGAACTTGAGCCGCGTGATGATATTAAGCCGCCTGACCCAAATAAAAAGGTAACGACCGATGATCCTCTTTCCGATGACTCCGGAGCAAAAGATGAAAGTCGGGACACCGGTAGTTCCGCGCAGCAAGGTTGACCCGACCCGTTCGGCAAAGCAGGTTACCGCGATGTTCCGGGATATCGAGGAGCGATATCTCAGCATCAAGCGAGCGCTGAAAGCTCTGTTCGACCAGCACCTGACAGGGCGAGAGCGAGAGGTGAACAGCCATAACTGGCACTTCCTGTGCCACGACCATGGCGAGGATGTGCGGCTATACCAGGTCAACGCTGGTAAGTTCATCTACGACATGTCGGATCAGGAGCTGGCTGAGCTGCTGAAAGCGGTGCAGTCAATTCTCGACGATTACCTGCTGGAGGGTGGCGAGCAGAACCTGTGGGCGATGGATTACGTCGTCGCAGAAGCTCAGCGCGGCACGCTGGAGGCCTTCAACAACCTCTCTCAGCAGTCGCAGGTGTACGCCAGCCAGACGACGCTACAGCAGCTCTTAAGCAGTCCCGGTCACCTTAACCAGGTGGCGGCGGCCAGGCTGACAACGTTCAGCGACTGGAAGGTTATCAGCGATACAGCCCGCGGCGACCTGACAGGCATCATCACTGATGCGGTCGCGCGCGGCGTGAACCCTCGTGAGACGGCCAGCGTCATCAGCAAGCGTCTCGATGTGTCGATGTCGAAGGCGAAGACCATCGCTCAGACTGAGCAGGTCGGCGCGTTGCGGCAGGCACAATGGAATGAAACGGACTGGGCTGCTGACAGGCTGGGGCTGAATACCGGCCTGATGTGGCTGTCAGCACTCAAGCCAACCACTCGAAGCTGGCACGCCAGCCGTCACGGCAAGGTCTACACCACCGAAGAGGTGCGGGACTTCTACGCTGAAAACGGCAACCGGTACAACTGCTATTGCAGCCAGATTCCGGTGCTTCTCAACGACGACGGCAGCATTTTCAATGAAGGGCTGGCGGACAGACTGAAGAAAGAACGCCAGCTGTGGGACAAAGCTAAATAACTTCAGTGATTGTGACTACTGTAATTCCAAAAACAGACGTAGAGGTCGAAGCGCTATGGTAGCTCAAGGAATCACGCCTTGTTGCCTCGATAACCTTATCGTCGACAGCAGTGAGAGGGTGGCTGCTTTCAACATTGACATCTCGATATGTATCATCGCCACTTATCTGATATGTGATTTTATATATAGGCATTCCATATTTCCTTTTTGTCTCGGCCGTAGCTGACCAAGCCCTTTATATCCCATTAACACTGAGTAAGGAACCAGCATGAAACGCAACCGCGTTAACGTGCTGACCGTCGTCAACTCCGCTTCAAACATCACTACTGAAACTATCGACGGCAAGCCACATATCGTGGTTCGCGGCATTACGCCTGTCGTGGACGATATCGTGATGAACCGGAAGTTGTACCCGGCAGCAGAAATCGAAAAGGCCTACAACACGCTCGAGCGAAACCCGATGCCGCTGGGCCACCCGAAAGTGGATGGCAAGCATGTGTCGGCGCGCGATGTCCGGGCGGTGAACGAGTATCACGTCGGGGCCTGGCTACAGAACGTCAGCCACAAAGACGGGAAGGTGACGGGCGATATGTACGTTAATCGCCAGTACGCCGAATCCAGCGACAAGGGAAAACGACTGATTAACCGCCTAGATGAGATGCT